CGCTCGATGCCGGCGACTATAGCCTCATCACAGACGGCGGCGGGAGGAGTTTTGTAGAACTGGCTTCGGGTGTGTCCGTCTCGGGCGCGGTCAGCGTCACCTATCGCGCCGGATATCCGACGGTCCCGGCCGAGGCCGGGCCGCCGGAAGTGCCGGCCAGAAGCACTGTGCCTGAAGACATCAAGGCGGCGATCAAGCTGTTCGTCGGGGCATGGTACGAAAACCGCGAGGAATCGATCATCGGCACGATCGGGGCGCAATTGCCCGAGACGGTCGCAACGTCAGCGATCCTCGCCAAGTATCGACGGATCCTGTTCTGATGCGCGCGGGGAAGCTCGATCGTCGCGTAACCATCCGGCGGCATCAGCAGACCGGGACCAATGCTTTCAACGAGCCGATCTTTGCGTGGGTCGACGTCATCACCGTGTGGGCGCAGCAGCGGCCGGAGCGCGGCAGCGAGCGGTTCGCGGCGGCGCAGGTCAATGGCACGGCGGTGATGACATTCCATATCCGCTATCGCAGCGACCTGACGATCGAGGATCGCATCGTCTACGAGGGCGTCGAGCATGAGATCATCGCGCCACCGCGCGAGATCGGCCGCCGCGTTGTCACCGAAATCGACTGCATCGCGCGAAAGGACGACTGATGGCGCGGCGGGTGACGGTCAAGGTCTCGGGCTTGAAGGAATTGCATCGCGCGCTGGGCGAACTGCCGAAGGCGACCGGCAAGAATGTGGTGCGGCGGGTGCTGAAAACCATCGCCGAGCCGATCGCCGCAGACATGCGCGCCAAAGCGCCGGATGATCCGGCGACCAGCGGCATGGACCTGAAAGGCTCTATCGCCGTCTCGACGAAACTGTCGAAGAACCAGGCGAAGCTGCACCGCAAGGAAAGCGGCGCGCTGGCGAAGAAGACGCCGCAGGGCTGGAAAAGCAGCCCGAAAACGCTTGTCGAGCTATTCGTCGGCGCCGGGCCTGTGCCTCACGGCCATTTGCAGGAATTCGGCACGGCGCACCATGGGCCGCAGCCATTCGCACGTCCCGCCTGGGACGCGGCGAAGGGAACCGCCATCGAAACCGTCAAGACCGAGATGTGGTCCGAGATCGAGAAAGCCGCCAAGCGGCTGGCGCGGAAAAGCGCGAAAGGCTGAAGCCATGGAGGAATTGCTGACCACGCTGCTCGCGCCAGTCGCGGGCGCGCGCCGCCATTGGGTGCAGGCGCCGCAGGGAACCCCCTTGCCCTACGTCGTGATCAACGTCATCGCCGGTGGGCGCGACTACACCATGCAGCGCGCCACCGGAAAGCGGGACAACCGGGTGCAGGTCGATTGCTACGGCCGCACCTACGAGGAGGCCAAGGCCTCCGCGCGGCAGGTCGAGAAGATCCTCTCCGGCCGGCGCGGCGGCATCATCCAGGGCGCCTTTCTCGACAACGAACGGGACCTTTCCGAGGCGAGCGCCGGAGAGGTCGGCAGGCCGTTTCGCATCTCGCTCGACTTCATCGTCCACTATCATCAACCATAAGGACCACAGCCATGTCCGACACCGAAGCCTCGATCGGCTACGGCCACGTCTTGGAAATCGCGCTCGCCAGCGCCCCCAGCGCCTTTACCTATATCCGCGAGATGACCTCGGCGACGCCGCCGGCCGACGCCGACGAGAACGTCGACGCCTCGCACATGCAGTCGCCGAACAAGCGGCGGGAGTACATCCCCAACATGTCCGACGCCGGCGAGGCGTCGTTCGAGATGAACTATGTCGCGGGTTCCGACACCGACAAGTTCCTGCGCTCGATCCGGGGGAAGAAGCTCGTCGTCCGGCAGACATTCCCCAACGGCGTGCAGTTCATCTACAACGCGCTGCGCTCCGGTTACGAGCAGTCGATCCCGCTCGACGACAAGCAGACCGCCACGCTGACGCTCAAGGTCTCGGGCGATCCACACATGACCGATCCGACCGCGCCGCGCAACCTCGTCGCACCGGAGATAACGGGCGTGGCACAGGCAGGGGTGCCGCTGACCGTCGAGCCGGGCGACTGGGCGGGCGCGATGGAGGTTTCGTTCCAGTGGCAATCGGATGTGGCCGGCAACGGCACGTTTACCGACATCGTCGGCGCTGAGGGGGAAACCTACGTGCCGGTCGCCGGTGATGCCGGCGATGCCATCCGATGTGCCGTCACCGGCAAGAACGACGATTTCACGACCGAGGTTCATACCGCCGAGACCTCGGCCGTGGTCGCTGCGGCATAGGGGGAACGACATGAGCAACCCCCAACGCGGCCACGTGACGCTGACGGCCGACGGCGCCGCCTATCGCCTGCAACTGACGCTCAACGCGCTCGCCTGCCTGCAAGGCGAGACCGGATTGAGCCTGAAAGCCCTCGTCGCAAAGTTGCAGGAACAGGGTGACGATGTCGATTTCACGCTCGTCGCCGTCATCATCTGGGCGGCGATGCAGGATCACCATCCGGACATGACGCTCGCGGACGTGATGCGGCTGAACGCCGATGGCGGCCTCGAGGCGATGACGGACGTGATCCAGAAGCTCTTCGTCCTGGCGTTCCCCAAAGCGTCGGCCGCGGGAGCGGCCGGCAAAAACCCTCCGGTGGCGGCGAAGAAGATCCCGACTTCGCCGCGCTGATCTCGGCCTGGATCGAGGCCGAGCAACCCTATGAACTGTTCTGGCGGCTGACATACAGGGAGGTCGCCCTGATCCTCGACGCCACCGCGTCGCGGCTGCACCGGCAGGATCAGGAACGGGCATGGCTGGCCTGGCACATCGAATCTCTCGCGCGGCAAAAGACCTTGCCGCGCCTGAAGGATTTCATGCCGCGCCGGCGGAGCAAAATCGCAGCGGGAAAGCCGGACTGGAAAAGGGAATTCCAATCCTTCGCCGGCTGGGCGCAATCGCGAGCAAGGAAAAGCTAGATGTCACTGAGCGCGGTCATCGGCGCGTTGCGCGTCAATCTCGGCATCGACACGGCGCAGGTGGCCGAGGGCGTGAAAGCGGCCCAGTCCAGCCTCGACCAGTTCGGCAAGAAGCTGCAGGGCTGGGGCACCAAGATGTCCACCTATGTGACGGCGCCGATTACGGCGGCCGGCGCCGCGATCACGCTGGCCGTTGGTGGTATAGCCAAGGACGTGGCCGCGCTGGAGAAGTCGGCGCAGATCTCGAATGCCGGTTTCGAGGAATTCCAGCGGATGGCTTTCGCGGCCAGAACCGTCGGCATCGAAAGCGAGAAACTCGCGGACATCTACAAGGACGTGAACGACCGGATCGGCGATTTCGTCGCCACCGGCGGCGGCCCGATGGCGGATTTCTTCGAGAACATCGCGCCCAAGGTCGGCATCACGGCCGACGCCTTCCGCGACCTCTCCGGCCCGCAGGCGCTCCAGCTCTATTACGACAGCCTGGTGAAGGCCGGCGCATCGCAGCAGGACCTGACCTTCTATCTCGAGGCGATGGCGTCCGACACCACGGCGCTCATTCCGCTCCTGCGCGACGGCGGCGCGGCGTTTCGCGAGCTGGGTGCCGGCGCGTCCGTGATCTCGGAAGACCAGGCCACGGGCATCGCCGCCTACAACACGTCGATGCGGTCGCTTTCGGAGGCGGTGCGGGCGGTTGCGATCGCAATCGCGACGAGCGGGCTGCTCGACATGGTGACGGATGTCGTCAATTTTCTCGCCGAGCTGGTGCGGATCCTCGCGCAGACGAACCCTGAACTGTTCAAGTGGGGCACGATCATCGCCGGGCTGGCGGCGGCGATCGGGCCGGTTCTGGTGACGCTAGGGCTGATGGCGACCGGAATTGCCGCGATCTCCGCGCCTGTCGCGCTCGTCGTTGCCGGCATCGTCGGGCTGACGGCCGCCGTGGTCGCGTTCTGGCCGGAGATCGAACGGGCGACGGCGGCTGTGGTGCAGTTCGCGCAGGACGTGACCGCCGCGCTGATGGCGCTGCCGGGGCAGATGTACCAGATCGGCGTCGATATCATGACCGGCCTGTGGAACGGCATGAAATCGCTGTTTGGTACGATCCGGGACGGCGTCTCCAGCCTTGCCAGCGACTATATCGTCGGCCCGCTCAAGGGGCTGCTGGGCATCCATTCGCCCTCGCGGGTGCTCCATGCCATCGGCGTCAATATCATGGAGGGGCTGGCCGGCGGCATTGGGAGCATGACCGGCGCGGTTCAGGGCGGGGTCGAGAAGGTCGCCAGCACGATCGAAGGGGCGTTCTCGGGCATCGGCACCGGCATCGCAGAGGCCATCAAGGGGACAAAGAGCTGGAAGGACGTGGCGCTCGACGCCATCCGCTCGATCGGCCGCGCGCTGCTCCAGAACATGAACTTCGGCGGCGGCATGTTCGGTTCGATCTTCAAGAGCCTGCTCGGCGGCCTCGTCGGCTTCCAGCACGGCGGCTCGTTCACGGTGGGCGGCACCGGCGGGACGGACAGCCAGCTCGTCGCCTTCCGCGCGACGCCGGGCGAGATGGTGGACGTGCGCAAGGGCGGACAGGGGCGGCACGGCGGCGTGCAGGAAATTGTCGTTCGCGGCGTCTTTGTCGATGACGGTGGCGTGGTGAAGGGCATCGCCATGGAGGAAAGCGCCTCGGCCGCCGGCCGGGTCGCGCGCGCGGTCCCGTCGATCGCGCTGGGCGCGATGGATACCAGTCGGACCCGCAAGACGCGGACGATCTCGCCCGCAGGCGGGCTGTGATGGCGCGGCTCATCTCGCTCAGCGACGCCGGCATTGTCGCGTTCAATCCAGTCTCGGGACCAATGGTCCGGAATTCTGGCTCGAACACGGCTCAGGACGGG